CAGCTACAGGTACTGCACCAACACCAGAAACCACAGCAGCAATCGCTGCAGCAGTTGCAGCAGCACCAGCTCCTGCACCAGCACCTGAAGTTTCTGTTGATGTTCCAGCATCTTTGACTGTTGAAGTGAAATAATATGGTACAATATATTATGGAATTACTTGAAGAAAGATTGAAAGAAATCTTATTCAAGTACTTCAAAAAACCTGTGAAGGTTGATGTGCCTGTGTCATTTAGCACACAGATTAAGTAAATAAGAACCGCCTTCGGGCGGTTTTTTCATGGCCTAAATAGTACCATGACAGCACTAAACAGAACCCCCATAAACACAAATAATCTACAAGCGTCAAAATTTATATTGGCGTTTGGTAGAATACCCACAATACAGTATTTTTGCCAAACAGCAAATATACCTGGTGTATCACTTGGCTCATATGATTTGAACACTCCATTGTTGGATGTTCCTGTTGCAGGCAATAAGTTATCTTATAATGAATTCAATGTAACATTTTATATCAATGAAGACGTTTCGTCTTTTAACGAACTATACAAATGGTTTTTGGCAATAGCGGCACCAACAAGCATTACAGATAGAAATCGTTTTAATGGCCAACAAAACACCAATACGGTAAAACAAAGTTACTATTCAGATTCAACACTCACTATTATGAGTGCACTAAATAATCCAATAGCAAGAGTTAACTTCCACAGAATGTTTCCTGTGTCTCTATCTGATATTCAATTTGATACAACACAGTCTGCGGATACAATTATAACGGCAGATGCTGTTTTTAGATATGAGTATTTTGATATAACAAACGCTTAACTTTATTTTTATATTATGAACAAACTTGATGAAATCTTAAAGTCCTGGGAATCTGACGCCGATATTGACCAAACGGAACCAGGCAAAGAACTCCTAAAAATCCCAAAACTACACAGTAAGTATATTGATGTTCTAATCAAACACAAGATGGCTGCAAAGAAAGCCAACTTTGATTACTTGCGTATGCGTAAACTCAAATGGGAATACTATACTGGAAAAATGTCACAAGAAAAACTTGATGAACAAGGATGGGAACCGTTTCGCTTCACTCTCAAGTCCGACATTTCATTCTACTTGGAATCTGACCAAGACCTAATCAAACTACTAGAGAAAAAAATTTACCATGAAGAAGTTGTATCTGTGGTAGAGTCTATCATGGGTGAAATCAAACAACGTGCATGGGAATTAAAATCTTATATTGATTGGGAGAGATTCATTGGAGGACAATAAAGAACATTTAGAGATAACTAAAGTTAATGAGGTTTATCTCAAGGTAAAGTGTGAGCGTCATGTGGCACAGGAGTTGTCAGACTTCTTTACGTTCTTTGTTCCTGGACACCAGTTTGTTCCAGCATTCAGAAACAGAATCTGGGATGGCCGCATAAGGTTGTTTGATTTGCGGTCAAACCAGTTATACATTGGTCTATTAAAGTACCTTGAAGAATTCTGCACTGAAAGAGATTACGCTTTCTCACACAACTTTGTAGAAGATGAATTCTCTTTATATCATGCTAAGAAGTTTATTGAAACTCTAGGTATACCTTTTGAAGTTCACGAACACCAAATCAATGCATTTGTTCATGCAATGCAAAGTCGCCGTGCTATGTTAATTTCACCAACGGCTTCAGGTAAATCTCTAATTATCTATATGTTGGTGAGACAACTCTTTGATTACCAACAACTCAAGGGTCTTATTATTGTTCCAACAACATCTTTGGTTGAACAACTTTCTAAAGATTTTGTAGACTATGGTTGGGATTCTGAAAAAAATGTACACAAAATATACCAGGGTAAAGAAAAACACACAAACTTACCTGTAACTATTTCTACATGGCAATCATTATATAAGATGCCGACACAATACTTTGAACAGTTTGATTATATCATTGGTGATGAAGCACACTTATTCAAAGCACAATCATTAACTTCAATACTGACTGCATGTGTTAATACAAAATATCGTATAGGACTCACCGGAACGTTAGATGGTACTAAAACGCACAAGTTAGTATTAGAGGGCTTATTTGGGCCAGTGGAGAAAGTAATCACCACTAAGGAGATGATTGATAAGAAGATTGCTTCATCGTTTGAAATTAAATGCTTGATATTAAAACATCCAGAAGATGTTTGTGATGAAATGAAGAAGGCAGATTATCAAGCCGAGATTCAGTATCTAATTGCATGTGAAGCCAGAAACAAATTCATTAAAAATCTAGCGGTTAGTTTAGGTAATAATACGCTCATATTATATCAAATGGTTGATAAACATGGCAAGAACCTTTATAATCTTATTAAGAATACCGAGAAGATTGGTAATCGAAAAGTTTTCTTTGTTCACGGCGGAACAGATACTGCGGACAGAGAAGAAATCAGAAGGATTATGGAGATAGAAAATAATGCAATCGTTGTCGCTTCTTATGGTACTTTTAGTACTGGTATTAATATTAGAAACTTACATAATATTATCTTTGCAAGCCCAAGCAAAAGTCGTGTTAGAAATTTACAGAGCATTGGACGAGGATTGCGACAGTCTACGGGAAAAGACCAAGCAACTCTCTATGACATTGCAGACGATATGCGGGTCGGCAAACACATGAATTTTACTTTGCGGCACTTCGTGGAACGAGTGAAGATATATACGGAAGAGAAGTTTCCATTTAAAACTTACAAGATAGGACTAAAGAAATGAACAATATTAAACTCGTCCGATTACAAAATGGAAGTGATATCATCAGTATCACTGAAGAAATAATGGAAGGACATTATCTTTTAACCGATCCAATGGTATATGATGTGACAAATAGAGGTTCAACCTCACACATTATGTTAAGTTTTTTCTTGCCGCAACAACTGGTGCAGAAAAATGAAGTTGTGTTGAACAGCAAGGACATTTTGTTCATTACAACACCAAGTGAAGACTTTGCTGAATACTATGAAAACTCTGTAGATAACCTCAAGAAGTTGGAAGCAGAGAGTGGATTTGAAGAAGAAGTTCAAACAGAACTAAATGAAAAGATTAAATCATTAATTGTCCAGGCTTTTAATGATATGGAACCAGAAGAAAAAACAATTCATTGATTTCAATGGTCAACACCGAGACTTTAACACTTGTCAAGTCTTTTGTCAACAAAAATTATGGTATATTTGAATGAGTACTAAACATTACATTAACAACGCAGATTTCTTGCAAGCACTAATTGCTTACAAAGAACGTAAAGAAAATAATCCTAATGAACCAATACCAAACTACATTGGTGAATGTTGGATGAAAATTGCAGAGGGTCTATCACATAAACCCAACTTCATAAATTATCCTCACAGAGAAGACATGATTGGTGATGGTATTGAAAACTGCTTAATGTACTTTGAGAACTTTGATCCGTCTAAGTCAAAGAATCCATTTGCCTATTTCACGCAAATCATATATTATGCATTCTTGCGTAGGATTCAGAAAGAGAAAAAACAACTCTATGTCAAGTACAAGTCTACAGAACAACTTGGTATCTTAGATGAGTTTGAGATGTTGGAGATGGAAGGTGGTGGCTCTAGGCAGTTTGAACTGTATGACAATATTGCCGAGTTCATTGAATCCTATGAAGATGTACAACAAAAGAAAAAAGACGATAAGAAAATCGTTAAGAAGCCTAAGGGTATTGAAAACTTTTTAGATTGAGATTATGAAAGTAGCACTGATAACAGATACCCACTTTGGAGCACGAAATGACTCAACACACTTCTTGGACTATTATGAAAAGTTTTATAGAGATACTTTTTTTACTAATCTGGATAATTGTGGCATTACCAATTTGCTTATACTTGGCGATACTTTTGATAGACGTAAGTATGTTAATTTTTATTCTCTAAAACGAACAAAGGAGATGTTCTTCGATGTGCTTGCAGAAAAGAATATTCAAGTATACATGTTGGCTGGCAATCATGATACTTATTTTAAAAACACTAATGACGTTAATTCCGTAGACTTGTTGTTGCGTGAGTATAGTAATGTTACAGTAATTGATACACCACAAACAATTAACGTAGATGGTAATGATATCTGTATGATACCTTGGATTTGTCCAGAAAACTACCAAGAGTGTATGGATGAAATGAATAATACAACGGCCAAGGTGTGTATGGGCCATTTTGAAATTGCAGGGTTTGCTATGCACCGTGGCATGCCTTCAGAAGAAGGATTGGATCGTCATGTTTTTAAGCGCTTTGATGTTACTTTTAGCGGTCATTATCACCATAAGTCTAGTGATGGGAATATTCACTATCTTGGTAACCCATACGAACTTACCTGGCAGGACTATTCGGATCCTCGTGGTTTTCATTTCTTTGACCTGGATTCCTATGAGTTGGATTTTATACAGAATCCTAATGTCATGTTTCATAGAATAATCTATGATGACAAGAATCAAGAAATCAAAGACGTATTAAACAAAGACCTAAGTGCGTGTGCTAGTGTTTATGTTAAGGTTGTGGTAGTAAACAAAACTAATCCATACTTGTTCGACCAGTTCATGAATAAGATTTATGGTCTTAATCCACTCGATATTACCATTGTTGAAGATGCATTAGACTTGACAGATGATGATAATGATGATAAAATCGATGAAGCAGAGGATACTGTAACCATTATTAACAAATATGTGGACACTATTCAGAATGAAGGTATTGATAATAACAGGCTTAAATCCATGATGCGTGAGTTATACGTGGAGGCCTTGAACTTAGAACAGGCATGATAAAGTTTCAAACTATTCGTTGGAAGAATTTGTTAAGTACTGGTAACTCTTTTACTGAAATCAAACTAGACAAATCACCCAACACCTTGATTATTGGTAATAATGGCGCAGGCAAGTCCACAATTCTGGATGCTCTGTGCTTTGTTTTGTTTGGTAAGCCTTTCCGTAAAATTAACAAACCAAACCTTGTAAACTCAATTAACACATCCGATGCTGTAGTTGAGATTGAGTTTACTATTGGCAAGAAACAATACAAAGTTATTCGTGGTATAAAACCAAATACGTTTGAAATTTATCTTAATGGTGTTTTGCTGAACCAGGATGCCAAGGCGAAAGACTACCAAGACTTCTTAGAGAAATCTATTCTCAAGTTTAATTATAAGTCATTCACGCAAATTGTCATCCTTGGTTCAGCATCCTTTGTTCCTTTTATGCAGTTGACTCCTGCTGACCGCAGAACAATCATTGAAGAATTGCTAGACATTCAAATCTTTACTGCAATGAACGGTCTTATCAAAGAACGTATGTCGGCAATTAAAGATACAACTACAAGAAACAAGTATGCAATGGAACTTGTGTCTGAGAAGATTCAGATGCAAAAGCAAAACATTGAAGAAAGCAAGAAGAACAATGAATATGAAATTGTAGGTAGAAAAGAAGAAATACAGACAAATCAGAAACAGGCTGAACAGCTATCAAAAGACATTGAGTTGATTCAAAAGCACATTGATGCATTGAATAAGAAGATTGCAGACCAGGCAACAGTTGAAACAAGAAGCAAGAAGTTACTTCAACTTGAGGCCAAAATTGAAACGTCAATCAAAAAAGTTGAAAAAGATATTGCATTCTATCACAACAACGACAACTGTCCGACCTGTAAACAGGTTCTTGATTCTGATTTCAAACAGGAACAAATCAACGAACATTCGTCAAAAGTATTGTTGCAAAAAGATGGTTTGGTAGAACTTAATAAAGAATACAGTAAGTTGCAAAACCGTTTGGATGAAATTGTAAAAATCTCAAAACACATTACAGAACATAACAACGAAATCGTAAAACACAATTCAACCATTTCAGCAATCAACAAGTATATCAAAAAGCTTAATGCTGAAATTGATGCATTGTCTAAACAGAAAGATACCTTAACAGAAGACAACCAAAAGTTGAAAGACTTGAAAACAGAATTATCAACTTTGGTTAAAGAACAGGAAGAACTTTCTGTTGAAAAACATTATCATGAATACGCCGCATCATTGTTGAAAGACAATGGTATCAAGACAAAGATTATCAAGCAGTATCTACCTATTATCAATAAATTGGTGAATAAGTATTTAAAAGCCATGGACTTCTTTGTCAACTTTAACTTGAATGAAAACTTTGAAGAAACAATCAAGTCACGACACCGTGATGAGTTCAGTTATTCCAATTTTTCAGAAGGTGAAAAGATGCGTATTGACTTGGCTTTGTTGTTTACATGGCGACAAATTGCTAAGATGAAAAATTCAACAAATACCAACTTGTTGATTCTGGATGAAGTATTTGATTCCAGTTTGGATGGTGTTGGAACAGATGAATTCTTAAAATTGATTCATGACATGGGCAGTGAAACAAACATATTTGTTATCAGCCACAAGGGTGACCAACTTTTTGATAAGTTTAGGTCCATTATTAAATTTGAAAAGAAAAACAACTTCTCACAGGTGACTAAATGAGTGAAATTAAACCAATTGATGGTGTCTTTAAATTAGACACGGCCGATGCATTAACTTCTGTTGTACAACCAACAGTAGAAACTATTGAAACGTTTGATTTGGTTGCACCAGATGATCCAATTCTACATGAAGTAATGCCACACTTTGATTTTGAAAATGCAATTATTAATCCATCCGATTTTGCATCTTCTTTGGTAGAAACGTGTAAGAAAAACAATGGCGTTGGACTATCTGCAAATCAATGTGGATTTCCATATCGTGTATTTGTAATGGGTGCAGGTGATGAGTTCGTTGCACACTTTAATCCTGAAGTTATTCAAACCTCCGGTGAAGCACACATGTTAGAAGGTTGTTTGTCTTTCCCACTATTAGGATTCCGTATTACTCGACCTGCCGAAATTACGGTAAAATACCAAGATTACCATGGTGTTGAACACACAACAAAATATACCGGTATTTCTGCACGTTGCTTCTTGCATGAACTTGACCATATGAATGGAATTGTGTATACTGACCGTGTGAAGCCGTTGGCTCTTAAATCTGGTTTAGAAAAACGAAACAAGGTTATTAAGAAGATGGCTCAATACCAAGCACTAATGATGAAACAGGCGAAACAAAAAAATGGCAAAACCACCAGCAGAGTTCGTTGAGAAACAATGGGTAGAATGGCAAGAAGCCAATCCTACTCATAAGCATATCGACACAGAATCACTAAAGAAAACACTCATTGAAGACCTAACTTATGCGTCTTCAATGGATGTTAGAGAGTATACATTATATCAAAAATGGTGTGAAATCAAAGAACGTTATCCTGTTGAGGATAAGTCAACTTTGTATGGTTATGAATATCAAATGACCAATAAAGAACAAGAGAAATTGATTCAAAAAGTCAAGAGTAACTTTTGGGTTCCTAGTTCACCCGATGACTATGAAAAGTTGGATCCTGTATTGCAATTACACAACGGTGAACTTGCTGAAACTTGGAATGCCATTCGCACATTTTCTTCTACAATGAAGAACAATTCTAACATTGGTCGTAACTTGTTTTACACTTTAACCGATGCACGTTCTGGTAAATACCTTGGTGTTATTTGTATTTCTTCCGACTTCTTAGATTTGACCCCTCGGGACAATGCTATTGGTTGGTCTAGAGATGTTAAGACACAGCAAAGCATGATTAACCACACAGCAATTGGTTCTACAATTGTGCCTTTACAACCGCTTGGTTACAACTACATGGGTGGTAAGTTGCTGGCGCTTATGTGCTTAGCCGATACAGTTCAAAAAGATTGGAAAGTTCGTTATGGAGACACTCTTGTTGGCGTTACTACAACGTCACTTTATGGAAAAACCAAGGCCAACGGGCTTTCTCAATATGATGGTCTGGAACATTGGCAAAAAATGGGATTTTCTTCTGGCTCAGTTGCGTTTGAACCTAAACGTTCTACTGCTAATATGGTCTATGAATGGATTAAAGAAAACGAACCAAGAAAATACTTTGAATGGTGGGAAGCAACCAATCAACAAGGACTCCCACTGAAGCGTGACCACAAAAATCGTTCATTGAACTTTGCATATGGTAAGTTAAAGATTCCAAAAGAGTTGATTCGTACTGAACACCAACGTGGAATTTATTTCTCTCCTTTGTACAACAACACAAATGAATATCTTCGCAAAGAAATTGGTGATGCAGACTTGATTAAATCTTTTGATACAAGTGAAGAAGCATTGACCAACATTTGGAAAACAAAATACGCAAAGCCTAGAATCCGGCAATTGCAAAAGAAAAACCAGGTTTCATACGACTCTTTGTTTTATGATGACCTAATCTATTTGTCTTGGGAAGAAACCAAGGCAAAGTATTTGCCACAAGTTGGCAGATAATCAAGTATACCACATTTGCGCTTGACATCTCTTATACATAATAGTATACTGTTGATTCCACGCAATGTGGTTTTTATTTTATTAGGAGTATATTATGAGTAAGCTATCAGCAAAAGAAAAGATGCTAAATGCCTTGAAACAAACTAGCGGTTATAACACATTTAGTGTTAAGTCTGCACAAAAACGTTTTGGAATTAAGAATGTTGCCGCACGTATTGAAGAATTGCGTAAAGAAGGTAACTGCATCTACACAAACAGCCGTCAAGTTAACGGCAAGAAAGTTAATTACTACCGTCTAGGCACACCAACCAAGTCCTTGGTTCAAGCCGCAGTTCGTGGTGGTTTTTCTTTCACCGCTTAATTAAGCCACAGACCCCTTCGGGGGTCTTCATTTTTTAATATGGAGTCCAAATGGAAATTTCAATCAAAACAGAAGAACTAAGAAAGTATAGTATCTTCGTTGCTACCCCAATGTATGGTGGTATGAATCACGGTCTATACATGAAAGCATGTTTGGACTTACAAGGTCTGTGTATGCAATATGGCATCGCAGTCAAATTCTCATTCTTGTTTAATGAGTCTCTAATTACCCGTGCACGTAATTATCTAGTTGATGAATTTATTCACCGTTCCGAATGCACACACTTGTTGTTCATCGACTCGGATATCAACTTTAATCCACAAGATGTTATCGCAATGTTGGCATTGGACAAAGATGTTATCGGTGGTCCATATCCTAAGAAAGCAATCAAGTGGCGTTCTGCTGTTAAAGCACTGCAAAAGAATCCAAATTTGGATCCTGGTCAACTTGAAAAGGTTGTTGGTGACTTTGT